ACCAGTGAAATTATCCACGACTGGTTGTAGCCTACTCATACACCTAAATTGTCCTCTGTTAGAATTTTAAATTGGTATAATCTATCTTCACAGTAATCCCTAGCAGCTTTCCATTTTGCTTGATTCTTAGCATACTCAGCAACTTCACGAATATATGCTTTAGTTCGTTGCTTTTGTACCTTAGGTTCGATGCACTGCTTCTTTGGTTTTACTTCTATAATGTATTTCTGAATACTTCCATTTGATTCGCGAACTTTGATGTAAAAATCAGGGAAGTATCTATGAATTCGATTGTCTAGGGGAGAACGGTAGGGGATGACAATCTCTTCACTACCCCATTCCAAAATGTTTTCATTTCTATCACAGTAAACCATGAACTTTCGTTCCCATAAACTGCGATAAATAATATTGCGATGGTCCCCTCGATATTTTTCAATATTGCTAGGTTGAAACTTACCTTTATACGCCATTACAATAATTCTACCTAAGGTATTTAGTGTGAGCATCAGACGCAGTTATCCAAGACCTAGGAAGACTAGCGATATTCTGCCGTTGTTTTCTAAAGTAGCAACGACAAGTCATTATGAGTTATTCTTCCAAGCTCTCCCAACAAAACTCCTAGGACACATTCAATACAAAGAACCTTTGTGCTCTAGAAATTTTATATTTAGAGAGTTAGGATTACTTTGTAGATCGACCGCATTGCCTGGTGCCACATTTGCTACGGCACAGGTGAATGGTCACTATATGGGCAGAACTGAAAAATTTGCACATACACGACTGTATAGTGATGCGTCATTTACCTTTGCTGTAGATAACGAGTACAAGGTTCTCTCTTTCTTTAATTTCTGGCAAGAATTTATTGAGAATGGATCTGGTGAGGAGAGACAGAAAAAAGCATTTTACTCTAGGATGCAATATCCTGTTGAGTACAAAGCAAGTACAATGAGGTTACAAAAATTTGACAAAGATCACTTCAGGACGCTAGACTATACCTTTGTAAATGCTTTCCCCTTGAATGTCATACCGTCTGCAGTTTCTTATGATGGCAGTCGTGTTTTAGAAGTTACTGTAACATTTGCTTATGACAGATTTGTGATTGGAAAATTCCTTTCTACAGAAAAAACCGAAAAACAATTGACCAAATTTGACAATCCATACGGTGTCGGTAACGACCCCAGACTTAGAACCCCTGAGGCACGACGCACCCAACAAGAAACATCATCTGGATTTGATGAATATGCATCTCAGATTATTAATGAACCTGGAATCGGTGCTAACGATCTGCCCAAATCTGTTGACCAAGGATTTGCCTAATAAATAAAATTACTGATTAATATATCATGCCTTTACCAAAAATTGCTGCTCCAACATATGAGTTGGTGATCCCTTCATCTGGAAAAAAAATCAAGTATCGTCCCTTCTTAGTAAAAGAAGAGAAGGTTCTTGTGATGGCTCTAGAGAGTGAAGATCAAGAGCAAATTGCAACTGCAGTAAAAGATGTTCTTACTGCATGTATTCTGACTAGAGGTATCAAAGTAGAAAAACTATCTACATTTGATATCGAATATCTATTCTTAAATGTTCGTGGAAAATCTGTAGGTGAGACTATTGATGTTCTCATCACCTGTGAAGATGATGGAGAAACCAAAGTTTCTGCATCAGTATCTATTGATGAAATCCAAGTAGTTACAGATCCCACTCATAAGAAAGATATCAAGGTTGATGATACCCTTACTTTAAGGATGAAGTATCCTTCTCTTACGGAATTCATTAACCAAAACTTTACTGGTGGTGCAGATTTAGATGCTTCGTTTGGAGTCATCGTTGCATGCATTGATATGATTTTCTCTGATGAGGAGACTTGGACCTCCAGTGATTACACTGAGAAAGAATGGTTAGATTTTGTTGGACAACTTAGTTCTTCTCAATTCAAAGAGATTGAACACTTCTTCAATACAATGCCAAAACTATCTCATACAATTACGGTCGTAAATCCCAATACTGGAGTAGAGAGTAGTGTTACTCTGGAGGGGTTATCAAATTTTTTCAGCTAGCGATGCTGCATCAGGACATTGTATCTTATTTCAAGATTAACTTCGCCTTGATGCAACATCATAAATACAGCTTGAGTGATATTGAAAATATGATGCCTTGGGAACGAGACATCTATTTGGCACTTCTCCAAAGTTATATTGAGGAGGAGAATCTAAAGGCACAACAAGCTAACGGTATCTGATGGCAGTAGCACAACCACAAACAAGGATGCTCCCGAGTTCTAGTAGAACTGTCGATCAGCGTGACTTGACTGCGGGTGCTTCTGGTGCCATGACTGAGAAGAGATATAATAATCTCAATAGAAATATTATTGCTATTCAAGGCAACTTAAAAGCTATTGCTTCTTTGATTACGCAAAGAGGTGCTCAAGAAGCAGAAGAGGATAGGCAAGAGATAAGAGCACAAAATGTAGAGCGAGATAGGATATCAAAAGGTAGAACAGAAAGTGCTATTGAAAAGGCTATAAAGACTGGGTTGATGAAACCCATCAAGGCCATGCAAAAGAAACTTGCTGGTCCATTTGAGGCACTATTCAATGCTGTAAAATCAATCTTTATGGGTTGGTTAGGGATCAAAGGTCTTGAAGCATTAGAAGCATGGACCTCTGGTGATAAAGATAAATTAGAAGAATTAAAGGGGCAATTGATTCAAGGTTTAGCAATTGCTGGTGGTGTTGGTCTTGCACTAACTGCAGGTGTAGGATTGGTAACTGGTGCAGTAAGTGGATTAGTTGGTTTGATTATAAGTAGTCTTCCTGCATTGATTGCTTTGATGGCAAACCCATATGTTTGGTTAGGTGCAGGTATTATCTACGCTGGATTTAGGTTGAATCAACTATTTGGTGATCAAAGGTCGCTCGATAGTTATAGTGATACAAAATCTCCATCGGGCAACATGAAACTGTCAAAGCGCGGTTTCCTTGAGCAAATAGTCATGATCGATGGTGTAGAGTCTGGTAGAGTATATCTAGAATCTGAAATTCAACGATTGGAGAAGCTCTACGGCACAGGATTGATAAATTCTGACATGTATGGTGATGTTGCAGCATTGAAGCAACAATTGAAAGAGTTAAATGAGGGTAGATATGATGAATTTGATAAAGCTGGTGATCCAAGAACATTTGCACCAAATCAAATAAACACACTTGCTAAGATTGATGAAAAGTTAGGAGAGGTTAGACCTAAAATTGTAGAACAGAGACGAATTGAGGCAGAAATTAAACAGATTCTGCCTAATCCTCTAACGCATCCAGATAATTTATCTAAAGAAGACAAAGAAAAATATGATGATCTTATATCCCAAAGAGATGCCAATAGGACTGCATTGAATGATGTTCTGAAGGCAGCGGAAGATCTTAGAAGAAGTTTGGGTGTTAATAGTGCTGCTCATACTTACTATATGACTGTCGCAAGAAGATCTGGATTATCTACAGCATCTGATGGCGCTTTCAAGAGAGAAGGACTGAACCGAGGATTTAGGATTCCTCAACTAAATCATATTGATAAGGCTCGCAGTAATCTTGAGACAGTTAGAAAAATTCAGGCAACATCACCACTGAATCAAGCTGGTTCTGGTGGTCCTGCAATGATTGACGACAGCAAGTTTTTAGCTGAAGTCAGAGCGATTGCAGGTACTAGTCGTTATGAGAGAGCGATAAGATTAGAAGTAAATCCAATGAGTTCTCCGAATGTTACTGTAGTTCCTGTTAATAGAGATATTGAAGCACCGACTCAAAATGTTCCTACTACAGACCCAGGAACACCGATGAAAGTTCCTGGATTTTCTACAATGAATCCATTTAATGAGTACCTTGACTTCTCTATTGCTACATATGGGATACGCTGATGAAATTAGTACCTAATAGAGAAGCAATAACCGTCATAGAAGTTGGTCTACTTTCTATTAGACAACTGACTCAGGGTATTCGTAAGACCATGGGTGCGAATGTTCGTGCCGAAAAAGATAGGCAGAGAGATAAGAAGTCTAGACAATTAAATATCGCAGATAGAATACAGAAAAAAAGTAAAGAGAGACTTATAGAATTAAAACAAACAAGTTTTATCAAAAAACCACTGTCTGGAGCATTACAAGGGACTGGAAGTTTCTTTGGTGGTTTATTGAGAGCGGCAGGATGGTTACTGTTAGGATATTTGACTCAAAAGTTACCAGAAATCATTGATTTTGCGACAAGAATAAAAACTGCTATTGAAACCGTATTTGCGGAAGTTAGTAAAATTTGGACTTCCATAACCAATGTGTTGAATGAGGCTAGTGATCTATTGTCTCAGTTAAAGGAGAATATTTTTACTGGAGATTTTCTTGATAGTGAAGGTAAATTACAGAAAGAATTCGGTGAGTTTACTGATACATTAGATGCGGAAAAAAATAATATGGGGAAATCCTTCGGCAATATTGTCGAAGAGTTAAAGAAACTGCAAATTTTTGGTCAAAGAGAAACAAACATAAAGAGAAGACGAGAAGGAAAGGAACCAATTGATTTTGGACCAGAGTCCCAATTGTCTCTGTTAAATAGAAGAGATTATATGGGTAGAAAAAGAACATTAGATCAAAAATTATCCTTAGGAGAAATTAATCAGGAGAGATACGACATGGAAATGGAAGTATTGAACGAATTACTTGCCGCATATATTGCAAATGGCAACCAACCAGTCAATATGGCACCTGCCCAAGAACCTGTAGAGCAGATATCACCAACAGCAGAGACAAATATATCTCCAAACCAAGTCATTGAAGTTCCAGATGATTCAGGAATAGTCCTTGTACCATTAGAACCTCAAGTACAACCACAAAGTGCAGTAATTCCAAGTAGCAATATTGTTGGACGAGTTGGAAGTACAGGAAGAAGCACTGGTCCTCATATTCATATTGAGGTTGGTGATGGTTTTGGCGGTAGAGGTCAAGTAATACCACAACATGTGTTGAATAATGTTATGGTTGACGGAAAACCGTTAACTGAATATCCTGTGACTAGTCCTATGGGATATCGTGAGGATCCTTTCACAGGGGTAACAAAATTCCATGGTGGAATTGATTTTGGAATTAGAGAAGGAGCACCTATCACTTTACAGGGTGGTCTCAAATTAGATACATCAGCGACTGGAACCAACGGTACAGGATATGATGAAGGATATAATGCAGGATATGGAAACTCTATTGTTATCAAAGATGCTTCTGGCAGACAGTATTTGATCGGTCACTTACTATCTGGTCCAGAGAAAGCTAAGAAGGGTGGTAAAGGTAAAGGTGGTCCAGATAAACTTTCATTAGGAAAAGTTTCACCTGCTGCTCCTCCAATATCATCTACCATCGCTGGAATGCCTGTTCCTAACAATGATGTTGTAGTTCACTTCCCAGTTGACACCCTAAATATACTGAGTGTCAGTAAATCGGGTGGTGACTCTCAAAATATTACGGTTCCTAATTCTAGTGGATCGAGAATGGTAAAGAGTTTTACTGAGACTGTGCAAAGATACAATAGAAACTTCACCTAATGTCTGCTTCAGCATCCGTATTCAGAAAATTTGATATTACTTCTGCAGATGGCAAAAAGACGGTCAGTCTTATTGGTGGTATCACATGCTTTCAATACTTTGAAGATTTATTTTCACCAACTATTACTGCAGTTGTAGAAGTATCTGCTACGAATCTTGTTGACAAAGGTAAATTAGGTGAGTCCGTATATAATAGTTTGCCAATTACTGTTGGTTCAAAAGTAGACTTTAAAGTATATACTCCTCTAGACTCAGCACAAGGTCAATCAGAGGGAAGACTTGGTTATACATTATATGTAAAAACTGTAACTGATGTTATTCAGTCACAGAATCAAGAAGTATTTACTTTACATTTGGTGAGTAGAGAGGCGATCAGAAACCAGCATGTTAGAGTAACTAAAAAATATGTTCAACAGTCCATTGATAAAATTGTCAAGGACATGGTTCAACTTACTGAACCGATTCTTATGGAGGAGTTTGAAAAATGTGAGGGTACAATAAATTATATTGGTAATATGAGAAAACCATTTACCAATGCTATAACTCTTGCTGCAAAGGCAATCCCTGCTGGAGCAAAGAGCAAAACTGCTGGATTCTTTTTCTGGCAAACTAGAAAGGGTTTTAATTTTAGGTCTATAAAAAGTCTAATCAAAAACGCTAATAAGAATAAAAAAAATCTTGCAAAATTTAGACT